CAACGCGAACTAGAGGCTGCGGAAACCCGTCGCCGTGATGCCCGCGTAACCGTCACAAAGGCACTAGAGGCCTACCAACTCCAGTCAATCGCACCGTATCTGTACGACCTCATTACCAAAGACGAGATCAACGTCTCTAACCCAGACGCAATCATCTTCGCCATCAAGGACCGCCCAGAGTACAAAGAACGATTCAAGGGCAACGCACGCCGTCTCGCTTCAGGGTTGCCTGAACTTGACCCAGCCTCCTACATCGCGTTGGAGGACCAGTACCGCGCCACCCTCCGCGCCAACGACCTGCCCAATAACTTCTACGACACCAAAGACGACTTCGTTGCCTGGATCGAAGGAGACGTGTCCCCGGCAGAACTTCAGCAACGCGTCGAACAGGGCTATGCCGCTGTCCGCGACGCCGACCCTGAGGTTCGCCGTCAGATGCAGGACCTGTTCGGAGTGAACGAGGGCGAACTTGCCGCCTACTTCATCGACCCAGAACGCACCCGCCCCCTCCTCACCGCACGCGGCCTAGTCCGCCAAGCCAAGGCTGCGGAGATCGCAGCCCGTGCCGTCGAACAGGGCATGCTCAACCGTGCTGACGTCGCCACCTCTGGGGCCACGTTCTTTGAAGGCCTTGTTGATCGTGGTATCACCGCCCAGCAAGCCCAGGCAGGTTTCACACAGATGGGTCAACTCTCAGGCTTGTACACCGAGATGGCTGGCGAGGAAGCCCTCAGCGCTGAACAGAAGATCGGTGCCGCACTCGGCTACGACGTTGCAGCGCAGGAACAGTTGGTGCGCCGTCAACGTGAACGTCTTGCACAGTTCCAGGGTGGCGGCCAGTTCGCTCGCAGCCAGGGCGCTGGCGGCGTTGTCGAAACTGGTTTGGGTGGCCCCGCCTAAATCGTTGACATAACCACTCTGTGTGGTACAGTGACTACATCCCGTTAGGGATAACCGTTGGAGAATCCCCGACTTCAACGTGAAAACAAGGGTGAACGCAGCCATCTCAATCCCTCCGATTGAGGTGTGGGCAGAAGGAGTGGGCCATGTCAGATGTCAACGAGTTCGATGACGAGACAGTGGATCAAGGTCAAGACCCTGTTCGGGCGCACATGCGCAAACTTGAAAAAGAGTTGAAGCAAGAGCGAGCCGCGAGAGCAGAGGCCGAAGCAGCCAAGCGCGAACTGGCGTTTGTCAAAGCGGGAGTACCGTTCGACAACCCGGTAGCCAAGTACTTCATCAAGGGCTACGACGGCGAGATCACTCCCGATGCAATCCGAGCAGCAGCCGAGGAAGCAAACCTTATTCAGCCCTCCAAGCAAGCCGAGGAAACGAAGGCAGAGCAGGATGTCTGGGGCAGGATCTCCAAGGCGAGTCGTGCAGGTGAGCGCAGCGAATCTGTCGAGGACTGGGAAGCCAAGATCAACAATGCTCGGAACCCTGACGAAGTGATGAACCTGCTGGCCCAGATGAGACAGCAAGCACACAACATCTAGCCCGTGGGACTCCCGTCCTGTCGGGAGAAAGAAATAACAGGTAATGACTAAGACACAGACAAGCAGCCTGCTCACAGACCAGGTTGCATTTGACAGGCTCGCGTACTTCGCGCTCCGCAGCGAACTTCTGTTCGACGCGGCCGCAGACGTGATGCCTGTTGCTCAGGCAATGCCGGGATCTTCGGTCAAGTTCACGATCTTCAACGATCTTGCCGAAAAGACCAGCACCCTCACCGAAGACACCGACGTCACCCCCGTGGTGATGGGCGACAGCCAGGTTGAGGTGACCCTTGAGGAATACGGCAATGCCGTGAACACGACCGCCAAGTTGCGTGGAACCTCGTTCCTCGACGTTGACTCGGCTGCCGCGAACCTCGTCGGTTACAACGCTGGCATCTCGGTTGACGGAGTCATCCGTGACGTCCTCGCTGGTGGCACGAACGTCGTTTACGGTTCGGGTGGCGCAAGCCTTCCGTCGAGCCGTGCAACGGTCGGTTCGGATGACATCATCAAGGCCAACGACGTCCGCAAGATCGTCGCAGCGCTCCGCAAGGCCAACGCTGTGTCGTTCAACGGCATGTACATGGGCTACATCCACCCCGACGTGTCGTACGACCTCCGTCGCGAGACGGGTGTTGCTTCGTGGCGTGACCCGCACGTGTACGTCGACACCGCCCAGATCTACAACGGCGAAGTCGGAGCCTTCGAAGGTGTGCGTTTCATTGAGACGCCGCGTGCGAAGATCTTCGAGAACGCCTCGGATGGATCGGGTTCGAGCACGGGTTCCTCGGCAACGGTGGACGTGTACTGCACGCACATCATGGGCCGTCAGGCGCTTGCAAAGGCTCACAGCATCGTGGACGGAAATGGCGCGTTCCCGCGTGTCGTCCGCGGCCCTGTGGTCGACGTGCTCCAGCGCTTCCAGCCTGTCGGCTGGTACTGGCTCGGTGGCTACGCACGATTCCGTGAGGCTTCGCTGCGTCGCATTGAGTCGTCGTCGAGCATCGGCTCGAACTGAACTAACTAGTTCAGTCTGACAAAGGAACGGGGGCTGGGTCGTACCCCCTCGGCCCAGCCCCTTCTTCCTGCTACGATGTCACGCGAGGTAACTGATGTCGATTTCTAACTACGCCGAAAACAAGTTGTTGGACGCGCTTCGCGCACAGTCGTTCTCTGTTTCCAACACGTACATCAAGTTGCATACCGGGGACCCTGGTGAGGCTGGCACGAGTAACGCCGCCACCGAAACAACCCGCGAGGAAGTGACGTTCAACGCTGCCGCTTCAGGTTCTTTGGGCGCATCAGCCACTGTTGAGTGGACCAATGTTGCGGCTACCGAGACGTACACCCACTGGTCAATGTGGGACAACGCCAGCGCAGGCAACTGCTTGTGGTATGGCTCGCTTTCGTCTAGCGCTTCTGTTACCGCTGGTGACACGTTCCAGATCACCGCTCTAACACTCAGCCTCGATTGAGGTGAGGTAGCCGGATGGCTACTGGCGTCACCGACTTCACGTTCGGGTTTACCGACACCCCTGGCTACAGGGAGTTTGCCGAGGTACCCGACTATTCGTACCGCAAGGTCATCCACTTTGCGTCCCCGTACAAGACAACCCAGGGTTTCTATCGCGGCCTCGTACCCGTCGAACGCGAAGCCACAGTTGCAGGCACAGGCACACAACAGGCGTCAGGTCTACATCTAGCGCCACGTACGGCGACAGGTTCAGGGTCAAGTTCATCGTCGATCACCACTGTGCTGGTGGCGATCCGCACGGCAATCGGCGCAGGTACGAGCGCACAGACAGCCACAGGCGAACGCCAGGTCGAACGCACCGCTACCGCATCAGGGCAGGGGAACACTGCTGATAGCGCGACCGGGCTTCACATCGCGCCACGCACCGCAACAGGCGCAGGTCAGGGAACCGAATCCGAATCCCATGTGCGCATCCGCGCATTCACTGCGTCCGCGCAGGGAACCAGCACCGAGACTGCAACGGGTGAGCGGATCATCCCCCGCACAGCCACAGCAACAGGTTCCTCTGCGCAGACCGCTACGGGGCAGGCTACCCGTGCCCGTATCGCAACAGCAAGCGGTGTTGGTTTGGACTCAGTCCAAGGTTTGCATCTGTCGCCACGCACCGCAACTGGCACTGGCCTGGGTACTCACCTCATCACATCGTTCTCGACTCAGCCGCGAACCGCGACATCTGCTGGCACCAGCGCACAAGTCGTCGTCGGGGTCCGTGTGGTCCAACGCACAGTCACGCAGAGTGGTCAAGGCTCACAGACAGTGACCTCGATCAAACTGCTGTTGTTCCTCACCCCATCAGACACGGTCGCACCAAGCGACTGGCGCAACGGCGAAGTAGCGCAACGACTGTTTCGTTACGCGCAACCCACGAACCGGGGCAAGAACGTCTACAAACTTACCAACGGCACTTTCACCCAAGTGGATCAGCGCGACCCCACAGTTGTCGCCAAGATCTACTACGGCGGCACCAAGAACTTTGTAAGCCAACAGGAAAAAGACGAACTGGTAGCGGCAGGCTACGGTAGTTACATCACATGAGCATCTTCCGCCCACCCACTGACGACTTTGTACCTTTGGCCCTACCGCCGAAGCCTGAAGATTCGCAAGAAAAACGGGTCGCGTTCAACCTGTTTCGTCACTACGCGAACGACCCGCGCGGTCGCAACGTGTTCAAACTCGCCAACGGCACATTCACCGAAAACGAACCGAACGACAACACTTTGATTGCCAAGGTTTATTTCGGTGGGTCAGATAATGTTGTCACGCCCCAAGAAGTCTCAGAACTAACCGCAGCGGGGTACGGCGCCTACATCACCTGAGGGGGGTTATGAAACATAGGGAAACACACCCAAACCTGGACGTCGAAGGCTGCTTCGCCTGCCGCATCAGCCATGTGCGTATGTCCGGGGCAGCCATGCCAACACGCCACAATGTTGCAGAACTGAACAGCAAGGAAAAAGTCTTAGACAAAGACCTAGACGCTTACAAGCGGATTCGTCGCACGGGCGGGCAACCTGACAAGATCGACGGTGCCGCAAGGCTAGAGAAAATCGCAGACCACAAGGAACAGTTAGGACGAGGATGAACCTCACCATCTACATCCCCACATACCGACGCCACGAACTCACCGCCTGCCTCGACTCAATCATCCCGCAACTCAACTCACGGTGCGAACTGTACGTATCAGATAATGACCCGGAACAGTCTGCCTACTCGGTGTGTCAGGAGTACCCGCACGTCAACTACATGTGGAACTACCTCAACATTGGCGCTGACGGCAACTGTCTCCGCGGCCTTGTCACAGGCCAAGGCGAATACGTGTGGGTGTTCGGAGACGACGACATCATGCTGCCCGGAGCCATCGAAGCCACGTTCGAAATGATGGACGGCTGCGACCGCATCATCCACGTCGGTGACCGTCACGGCGAAATCCCATTCGGATTCTCGGGCCACATGTCCGACCTTCTCGACAAACTTGACGACAAGTCGTTCATCGTCGCCTCCAC